TCCCTTAAAGGTGAATAATCTATCCACCATGACCGTCTCCCAAGCATCGACGTAGAAGGAAGGTAGATGCCCCTTGAGCACTCCCGCAATTAAAGAAATTGGGAATCTGTCTGTGGCTGAGGAAAGGTCCACAGAACAGTAATAATCCCAATCTTTAATTTTCTCGATGAAGCTACCTTGGTCAAAAGTACAATCCTGAGGGATCTTCTTCAATACCTTAAAAAGGTAGAGATGAAGATTCTTGAGGACTGTCTGACTAAGGTAATCAACAATAGCGACAACCCTAGTTTTACCCTCTTTATCACTGAAATAGGCTAATCTACTCTCTTTTAGATCAGTCTTTCCCAGTAATTTCGGAGGCATAAAACCAAGGAATATCGCTAAATGCTGACTTGCTTCATCAATAAACAGAGATAACTTCTTACCTCCCAATACCCGAATTCCCTGCAATACCTTTTCAGAAATTGCAAGGAGATCGAGTGGTCAGGAGGCCAAAGCATGACCGTTAGGTCCTGATTTGGTTGTAAAATGAAATCTCCGTCAGCGGAGCGCTCGAGGAATGGTCCCAGAATGCTGGTACCCAAGCGCCTTTCAGAACTCGGTAGCCCTGAAATCAATAGCTAGAGTAGATACACATCTATTCGATGGATCTATTATAGCATTGATATCTGGGTTAGGCGAGTCCTTTATGGCCCGAGTAGAGTACAATACTGTTAGGAGAAGCCGCAGTCCAAAGACTGGGACTTTTCCCTTAACAATAAGGTTCTCTAACTCAGGCCCAAAGGCCCTTGGGATTCCACTTCTGAACAAGGCCACTCCCGGGATTCTCTCCGAATTACCTGATAAGTAATTTAGAAAGTTTCCTCGGACAGCCTTAATGTAGACTAGTCCACCCGTGATACCTCTGTGATGAAAAGCAGAGCGTATCTCGGTTAGGAGTGGTTTCAGCAGCGCTGGTCTGAGCCCCTTATCACCTTTACAGATGATTTGGAGTCAGGCTAGCACTTTAGGCACTAGTCCTCATAGGACCTGAAATTGGTTCTTTTGATTTCTAGCTGCTTAAAGAATGCTTAGTTGATCCTTTCGGAAAGGCCAAGCATGAGGCGAGGGTGCTAACCCCGGCTCATAAAAAGCCATCTTCCTTGTGATATAGGACACAAGGGAACCTAGCCTCAGTCAATTCTGAGGACCTCTATTACTAGAGGTGGTTTTCCCACAGACATGTGGG